ATAACCTGTCTACGGCTTGAATCACCAGTTTTCGCCAACTCAGTGTTGCGTGTTGGGCGAAGGTTTCCGATTGTCCAATACTCATCTGACATGATGAATACGTCACGCGAACGGTGCTCCCGGCTTGGAATGAACGAGACTGTACCGAAAGATGTGACGTAGACATCGAGTGCTGAAACGACGGAATTATTTCCACCCACAGCTGCGCCGTTTGTCGAACGCTGGTTGTTCATACCAGTGAAGTTGTCAACAGCTGTTTGCATCTGGAATGCTGACAAATAAACTGATTGTGGCTTACCGCCTTGCTCCCAAATTGACTGCATGACTGTGTCAAATTTAGTTTGGCTGAAAGCTTCCTGATCGGATGAGTCCGTTCTAGTGTCTGTCCCATCGCCTGTAGGATCTGCACCATCAGTAACGCCACCAGTAACAAAACTTGTGTTTGTCGTTAGCCAAGTTGGAACACCAGCGAGACGACGTGCAGTCGTTGTGCTGTTTCCGGCATTGCGCGCGGTGTTAGAAAAGAGCGCCTTTTCCACATCGAGCTTTTGCTCTTTAGCGACCTTCAACATTTGATAAGCCATCTCAGATGCGCGACCAGCTTTTTTAAGGCCAGCGTCTGTATCTGGAATAGAGACAGAGTTCTTGAAGATCTGCGTGTACGAACCTAGTCGTGTTGTAGCAGTTCTTGCCTCTGAAGTTGTTTCGTCACCTTCAATGTGAGCATTGTCAGCAGACGAACGGAGTGTATCGGTTTGCCATTCTACAAAGGTGTTCGCAACTTTGACTTTTTTAGTCTTTGAGTAAAATGGTGTGTCTTCTGGGGACAGATTCGTTATTACCTCACTTAAGTCCTCGCGGATACCGACAGCATCGTAACTGTCGAAAGTATTACTAGGTTGTGCCATGATAAATTACCTTTCAGTTATTCATTAACAATTAAAGCGAGTGCATCTTCGATGCTACCGCTCTGTTTAAATTTGGCTCTTTGCCGTTCCATCGCTTTGCGGCTAGGATTCTGTGCCTTCTTAGCGCCCGGCTTGATCACTGGTTTCGCGCCCTTGGCTTTCGCCTCGGCCTTCGACTTGCCAGCCATGATCTCGCGGTACTTTACGGCATCATTCAAAACCCGTATCGCTCTTGAATCCATAATAGATCCAATTTCTTCTTGAGAGTAGCCATAATAATTCTGACCACCTTCGACCAACTTTCCTTTGAGTTTAGATGCTTTTTGAGCGTCTCCGAACTCAGGAATTATCTGAACTAGGTTAGACATTTCTTGCTGGAGATACGCTTGTACAGCACGTTCACGAGCCTGTTCCGATTCTTGCATTACTTGGCCCATTCTCTGTTGTTGCTGATTGTATTGATCCATAGCTTTGTCGTATCTGGCCTTCTCCTCAATGTATCCAATAGGATCATTGCTGAGTAGTTCTTCAGATGGTGGACTTGGCTGTGTCAAGAACTGTCCTTGCTGCATTTGTTGGTACATCTCAACTAACTGCTGCCGCTCTGCTAAAAGATGAGAGTAAACCTCTTCGGTTTGTTTGCGCTTCTCAGCGACCTCTTGCATCCCTTGCTGGACGTACTTTTGGCCTGAATAACCTCGCTGTAGATCCTCAAGCGTTACCTGTTCCTCTTTACCGTCGACTTTAACGGTATATAGAACTGGCGCTTCTTGATCGGCTTCGTCATCTGCCTCGTTATCGTCCTCCATTTCGACTTCTACTTCTTCATCTTCCTCACCGTCGTCGACCTCGGTGTCATCAACGTCCTCTGATTCCGATGCTTCCACTTCTGGAGATACATCCTCAGATTCTGTAATTTCTTGCTCCTCGACTTGTTCGGATTCCTCTGGCTGAGTAATTAAACTTACTGCTGACTCGATGCTCCCATCGAATTGAGTTTCAGTCGTGTTATCCACGGTACTTTATCTCCCTTTTTTATCGAAGATCTTCTCGTCCGCAAAAACGGTGTTGATGTAATCTTCAATTTTACTTAATGCACGAATAATTTCGTGCGCCTCATCACGATCCTCGACAGTCGAGTTCGGATCCATGAAGATGCCGACTTGCAGCATCTTTACGGCTTCCATGACTTCCTGAAATACGGGATCGTCATTGAGCCGTTTGAGTTTACTTGCTCGCTCTTTTGCGTTAGCCATTAATACCTACCTCCAGACACAGCATCACTCGGTTGCTCATCTGGATATCTTGCCTCTTGCTGCGCCTTGCGAATATTTGCCACGTCAACTTGTGTGCCGTACTGCCCTAGAATCTTAGCGGCTTCAACGAGTAGATCCTGATCCATCTTATCTCTCTCTCTATCGTCTTGAGCGATGGCCTTTTGTGCATCGACTTGGATCTTGGCGAGATCGCTCTGGGCCTTGGCCTGAGCTTTGAGCTGCTCGGCCTGTACCATTGCAGCGCCCGGATCCATCGGCTTAGGCTGCATCGCTGCTTGCTGCTGCTTCATCATAATCAGCTGCTGCTCGAACTGCTCATTCATCGGTGAGAAATATCTGTCGCTGTTTCTGACGCCAGCCATCGCCAACATATCGGCAAGTGTGTTGCGAATAAGAGTCATTGTAACGAGACCGTTGCCGGGGCCGTAGGTCTGCCAGATCTGCATTTGCAGCTGTAACGCCTGTTGCAGTACCGCCATCTTCTCGTCCTCTTTGCCAGTACCAAGTCCGACATTACACATGACGTCCATGCTCGTGTTCCATACTCTAGGATCAACTGGCACAAACTGGCTATTCATCCGCATCATTTTCTCTTCGTCGGTATTCTCAACAAAGAGCCTGAGCATTAACTTAAATAGACGCTTCATCCCGCCCTCGGCAAGATTCCGCGCCATAACCTCAACTTGAGCAGCTCCAGCCTGTTTTGTGATTTGGGCAGCTGTAGCAGTAGTGTTCTGCAATGCATCCGGATCAAGGCCCATAGAGGCCCTAGAAACGCCTGTTTTGGTCTCAATGGAGTCATCCATATACTGGAGAGCTGGAAGCGTCTGAGAGGCCACAAATGGCACTGCAAGCGGCACAATCGCTTGAGGATTCTTCATCCTGACAATGCCGCCAATCTCGTTGTTTAGCACATCATCCATGTTGGCCTGATCTGCAACAACGCCAATCCTTGGATTATTTGTCAATGCCACGTTATCTAGGACACCTCGTAACATTGCCGTGGACGCATCCTGATCATCCATGATGAGATCTGCGATTGACCGACCAAAGAATGCATGTGGCTCGGGATCGACTTCAAACACTGCAAATGGAATATAACCAAATGGCTCGTAATCTAAAAGCTTATATCCGCTACCGCCAAGTGTAAATTTATACAGCTGCGCGACTCCAGTTCCTTCAACATCCATCCGCATATAAGCTTCTGTGATCGCCACAAGTTTCATCGATGGATCTTCTGTATGCTCTTCCTCTTCCATCTGATAGCCACGTCGCTCAAAGTCTTCAGCCTCTGAGTAAGTGTCGCTCGATCCAATGTCATCTAAGTTTGAGATTTCGTCGAAGTCGTATCCCATGTTGACAACATCAGATACGCGCATTTCAGTGCGATGTGCAACGACATAAAAGTCGTCAATAGATCGAGCATTTCTGTCCACCATGAATTCCTCTGGCGGCACAGATTCGACCATTAACTTCCCTTTTTCAGTCTTTCTGCTAATCGTGACAGAATGCTCTGGCATTTCGACTTCCATCCCCATGTCGTCAATAGAAATTGACATTTCCTGAGAATGTTCAATAACGTCGACATCATCATCGTTAACAATGACAGCAAACTCTTCATCCGTGAGATTAGTATATGAGTACGTTTCGGCATCGGTATATTTGTCCCAGTAAACTTTAAGAACTCCGGCCTTCTTAACCATCGCGTCATGGAACGCATCATTCAGCAATTTGTAGCCGTTTAGTTCGTTGAATGCCCAGTGCATGTACTGTGTTGCCTGTTGCGCTACTGCTACGTCCTCCGGGCCTTGAGGCGTGTACTCTACCGACCTGTCGGTTGATAAGAACACGCGCATGAGACTCGGCTTAATTGATCTAACCGTGTCTCGAACTTTTGTTGCGACGACTTTTGATCGTCCGTCTTCCTCGCCAATATCTACTTCGCCATCAAAGTATCTTTGAGCCTTGATTCGATCATCAGCAATCTCGCTCTCAATAAAATCGACGGCTTCTTGCACAGCATTTCTAACTATGCCCTCGATTGTCGATTTATCCATCTTTTCTGGCTTCATCTATTTTCCTTATTGCATTAAACCAAAAAGGCCAACTGCGGTATCTCTAGGATTCGCAGAAGCTTGTCGTCTCACACCGCCAAATGCAGTTCTGACAGTTGCGTTAACTAGATTTTGAAGTTGTCCAAAAGCGCCATCGTCATACAATGCTCTTTTCATTAAGTCGACATTGTTCTTGTCAGCTAATATTATTCGTGTTACTTCGCCAAGTTGCCTATCAGAGAGACCTTTGTTAAACATACCAATTATTGCTGGAAGAACCGTCGTGAAGTTCCCGCGCAATGCGTCCGCTATGGCTTGTGTCGGAATTGGCGCCCTAACTAAAGATTGAGCGAGTAATTTATCTTGCGTGTCAGATCCAACACTCATTTTAGAAATAGATTTTCTAGATTTAGATGCGACTCCAAGATCCTCAAGAACTTTGTCCAACTGTCCTTCTGGAACAATTTTAGATAACAAAGTGTATTGGTTAGAGCCGGGACTTGATAGCGCAGTTGCTATATCCTGTTTTCCACCAAACTTGTTCTTCAATGATGTAAGTATTGCAAGTCGATAAGCATCCAGCTGCTCTGGAGATCCAGACTCAGCAAGATCAACCAACTTGTTAACAAAAGACATAACTTCTTCTTGATTCTCTCTACCAAGATCAGTCAAACCTCTCTTGTAAGCTTTTCCACTATCAATAAACACGCTTGCCCTAGCTCTGGCTTGCTCTAACTCTGGAGCAAATTTATTTAGCTTTGTGACAAACGCATCTCTTCTATCGGCCAAATTGTTTGCGGCAGTTGTATTCCCTTTATAAAACTCTGTTATCGCATCATCAAGGCCTCGCTTTATAAGTTCAGCATCTTCGATGGTTGGCCTTCTTGTTAGTATGATTCTGCCTCGTGAATCAGTTTGAATCCGTCCATTTTTATCTACTTTGAAGAACTTTGATGCCCTAGGATCAGTAGAGTATATGTCTTCTAACTTTTTTTGAACTGTTCGGTTGCCCTTCATTAATTCTGTTGCGTCGCTCCACAATTCATCCGAAAGTTGTACTGGATTATTGAATACGTCGCCATATGCATCTCTAACAACTTTAGCTTGATCTGCTTTGCTTGCATTCAGATAATCTACTAAATTGTCATCCATCCTAGATGCTGGTGCTAATGCCGATTGCAGAGATTCCTGTGCAACTGCCTCCACGTCACGAACTCGGCTAGATGCTGCCCCCTTCTCGTAATCCAAAATGGCTTGCATTCGCCTATTTGCTTCGCCACTTTCCTGTTTTAGCACCTTCATTATCGCGTTCATGCTCTGATCTTCAGCGAGCAGCTCACCGCGCATAATCTTTGAAACTACTTCATCTGGAGTGAAACCTGTTTTCTCTACAATCTCTTGAACTTTTCTTTCGGCAACAGTTCTTCCTTTTACTCCCAAAGCAGACGTCGCCATGTCGTAGAAAAAGTTTGGTATCGCTCCAGCTGTCCTACCTAGTACAGATAGCACCGCAGATATACCAGCTCCCATTCCAGCTCCAGCGCCTATCTCAAGGCCAGAATCAAGAAATGGATTTTGGCTTGCGCCGTAAGTTGCAATACCGCCCTCAAGAGCACCTTTGCCCGCAGTAGGAAGCGCGCCTCTTAGTAAGTTTCCAATTCCAGTCGCCTCTCTACCAACTCGACCAGCTTGCATAAATTTCTGCCCAACACTAGCTCCTCTTGCTACTCCAGCCGCTTGACCGCCGGGGAGTAAGAATGTTGCAGCCGTAGGCGCAATAGAACCAATCAGTTCGTATGTAAGCGCCTCGCCCGGATTTGCTCTTTGATAATTCGTAATCTTGCTTCGGATCTCATCTCTGATTGTTTCGTAATCAGTCTCACCGCCCATTAACTTGTTGTAATTAGAAACAGCGAACGCTTCAAGTTCGTCGCCAAAATTTAACGTCACGCCTTGGGCAAGCATTCTTGCGCGCTGAGGATCATCGCTGCTCAATGGAACTCTAGAATAATTACCATCAGCTGGCGGCTCTTCTCCGCCATCAAACATTCTCTTAGTGCTCCTTACTGGCGCTTCGTTTGGCGATCCGTATTTTCTTTCCCAAGGTTGTGGCATCTTTTTTCCTTATTCTACAAGTTCCCAACTCTCTTCCAGAGATGGATCACCGCCCTTAAATCTATATTTTTTCCCTTCCTCACCAGCTACCACTTCTCCAACTTTAGGCGGAGCATAAATTTTTTCATCAGATCCTTCTTTCCCAAATCTTTCTTTTGCTCTATATCTAATGTCTGGAATCAAAGGTATGTCTGGATCGTAGAATTCTTCTCCTTTTGCTATATCAATGTAGGTATCTACGGCAGATTGATATCCTGACTCTGCTTTTGTATACAAAGCAGCAGCTCTATTCACAAAGTCTTCTCTTTGAGATGGAATCAGCATTGTTCCTTTTGATGCTTTTTCAATCCATGTTCTAACAAAATTAGGAATGTTGAACGATTCTCCATCCCTTTCTCTTTGCTGTATGTTATAAAGCCACGCTTTTGCGTCTTGAGCAGTTCTGAATTCGCTTTCTCTAACAACAGAACCCGGATCCAACATCTTCATGTAGTTGAATATCAACGCAAGGTCTCCAGCCGCGCTAGGATTCGATGCAGATGCTTCTATCCGTCCAAATGCACTTACTACGCTCTGGAAATCTTTTGTCGATTGGAGACTGTTAAAACTGTTTCTTAAATCTTTTCTTCTTTCATATTTAGTTTTACTTGGATCCGATGGACTTCCGCCAGAAATTACTGAATTGTATTCAGGAGTTCCCGGCGTAAGATTTAACGCTTGCGCGGCCTGCATCCTTGTTCTCATTGCTTCTGTAAGCTTAGTTGCATCGCCAACTTTAGCAATGTATGTCAACGCATCTTTTGCTTCTAAGCCACCAGTCCTGATCATGTCTGCGATCTCTGGATAATCTTTTGAGAAATACTCAGCAGTTCTCATTCCTTGGAATCGCTTCCGATTGCTCTTGATCCTCTCTGCCATAATGACTGGCAGCTGCTGATCTCGCAGTCTAGGATCCCGAAGCGTGTTGAATGCTATCGCTGCGTTAGCAAAAAAGTTTTGCCATCTATATGGATCTTTCAACGCTCCAGATAGTTGTCTTTTCAACTCATCAGATGCATCGCTACCACCGCCTGATTGTTTTTCAGCTTGCTCTACCGCTTTAACAATTGTTGCAGCATTATTTGCTTTTTCTTCTTCAGGCTTTTCAGCTTCTACTACTGGATCGATGACTGGCCCATCTCCGCCAGCATCGCCACCGCCAGTTCCTACGACTGTTGTTTGACCACCTCCATCGCCTCCGACGATAGATTGACGCATTGGATAATCTAATCTGCCGTTTGCGCCAGATCGAGGATAGTACGCAGCATCTGTGCCAGTGCCGCTGGCTTGAGACTGATCGACTCCTCCAGCTCCAGCAAATGCAGATCCACCTACTGCTGTCGGAGAATACGCTGACATTTGGTTGTATACGTTAGGTCGAACGACCATGTTATTCGTATCAACGCCTTGATATCCCTGTGCCGCCATGCTGTTCATGTCGTACTGAGGAGAATATGATCTGCCATCTGATGGAGGCATAACAGTTTGTATCGGATTCACAGCGCCAGTCTCTGGCCCAGCTGCCACTGGATATGTCGCCTCTGCTTGTGGCAATCTCTCAGATCTTTTCTGCATAACTTGTTTGCCGAGACCTTCCAAAAGCCCCGGTAAAGCTTGCATCGCAGATTCGCCAAAAGACATCCCAGCACTAGGTTGAGCGTTAGGACTCGATGCTGCTTGGCCTGAGTATTGGAAGTTTGGCTGCAAGTTCCTATCTGGAGAAATTACGCCCTGTTGATTTGCTATGTTTGATTTTGGCCCCTGTGGAACTCTGATGGCAGATCTTCCTCCGGGAAGGACTATAATTTCGTCGCTATGAGGAGTTGCCTCGCCTTGCTCAAAAACGTAATATTGTTCGCCAGTTTGTGCATTCGTTTCGATTGTTGGCATATTTAAAGTCCAAATAAGTTTCCGCTAAACCTCATTGGCATCGCCTGTCTAGCAATGCTCCCGATATTTCCTTGTATTCCAAACGCATTGTTTGGCAATCCAATGTTTGGATTCTGTGGGATAGCAGCGCCTCGAATGTAGTTGCTGCCAAGTAAGTTATCCCTGAACGTAACGCCGGGGCCAGTTGCGCTCTTTATCTTTTCCAGCAGTCCCTGAATGTTCCTTAATCCACCTGAACCTCCAGCAGCGCCTCCTCCCATTGCTTGCTCCATCGATGGGGCAGCTGGCATAGGCATCGGCATCGATGGCGCCCTTTGAACTGGAGCCACCGCTTGCGGTGGTGTTATAGGTGCAGCAACATTAAACGGAACGTATCCAGCAGTTCCGGGAGCCTGATATGCCGACTGAGGCGACATAGAAAGCAGCATTTTTAATCGTTCAAGTTCTTCTGGCGTCATGCTGGAATCCCTGATGCAAGACTTGCAATTGATGAGAGCATTCCAAAGAGGCCCGGACTACTGCTTGTTGTCTGCGTTGTCGTACCGCCACCGCCCTGTGGAACTGCGTTGAGTGCGTTTGACACATAACCAATTGTTGATGCCGGAGCGTTTGTGTATCCAGCATATTGCTGTTTAGCCGCATCAATCAATGCTTGCTGTACGCCCTGTTGCAATGCGCCTTGCTGCATCAAGTTTTGCTGTACTTTTTGGCCCATGCCAAAACCAATGTTCCCGATGTCTGCAAGTTGACCAGCAGCCGCCAAACGAGCTTGCTGACCAGATAATCCAGACTGAACATTAAATTGATCTGCGGCTAATCTATTTGCGATATCTTGCTGTGCCGCCGATTGGGCATTCTGGAACGCTTGCGCTCTAAGTGCTGATGACTGTTGCCCTAAAGTTTCTGTCACGCCTCGACCAAGTTCCGCCTCGGCAATCCCGTGCCTTGATCCACCAAACGCCCTTGCGGCCTGAGCCTGAGCGCCTAAATTGCCCAATCCTATTTGGGCGTTTCTTAGAACATCAGCGGCCTGTGCGTCAATAACTTGTTGAGTGTATGGATTCATGTATGGCGCGTAGTCTGTCGTCGCCAACTGCCCAGCCTGTACTTGCTGAGGCCCGTAGAACATGTCCTGTCCAGTAGACAATCCAGCGTTTAAAACCGCTGTTGCCGCCGCCTGATTTACGTTTCCAATTCCACCTTGTGGTGCGCCAGCCATGTTTATTTCCTTTTATTAAGTTCTTCCAAAATACATTGAAGCGGGCCTATTAAATGTACCTCCGGGTAATCCCCCTTGTATATAATTGCCGCCAGTGTAACTTCCAACCGCACCTAAATATGTTGGTTGATTATTAACTGGAGCTGGCTCTTCTTTTACCAATGGCTCTGGTTGCGTTCCAGATACTGGATTAACAAAAAGCTTGTTGTACTGTTCAACTTGCCCCGGTCGTCTTGCCGCTAACTCTGCAACCGCTTGATCGAAAAGATCTCCAGATGAATAAGCCTGAAGGCCGCCTTCATATGTCGTTGGCGCTGGCGTCATGCCTTGCATTGCTGTCAATGATCCTTGTGGCACTAATCCAAACGCCTCTGCCGCGCCAATGTTTGCATTAAACGCCGCCTGTTGAGTTGGATTGAATGCCGCAATGTCTGGGCCATAATATGGCATATAGCCAATTTTTTGAGCAGTTTCTGCTCTAGCAAGATTCCTCAATGCTGGTTGCTTAACCCATTCTGGGATCGTAACCGTTGAGGACGTTGTTTGTTTTCCACCTTTACCACCGCCGCCCATTTAAATCTCCTTTTTCAGCGTCGTGAACTGGAATCCCCAGCCCAATTTGTCTAATGCTCTTTCCCATCCCGGTCTGCCAGCAATAGTCATCGCGGTACAGCCATTTGCCTTGGCAAATTGAGCAAATGGCTCATTTAACTCTAAAATTTCATTGAGTGTACCTCCAGCTAACCAAACGTGAAAGTGTTTTGTTTGCGGATAAATCACAAATTCTGTCACCGCGCAACTATTCTCCAAAGGCCATAGATGATGAGTTCCTTGCAAAACGCCACGAGCCACATCGTCAAAAGTATGAGTACCGTCCCCGTAAGCAAGAGCATTCTCAATCCAAACACGACACCTGACCAGTTCTTCGGTGAGACTGTGTTTCGGCTTGTATTCATCCATTAACTAATACTCTTAATCATTAAAGTAACCGATGGGACTGCTGGGCAGAATGTCTCTGCGGCGTATGTTTTCAGCGCTGTATCAAGATCATCGACAGCGAACATTGCCTCTAAATAGTCGTTTGCAGACACATCAAATATTGCGGCTCGCGCAATTGTCTTTGCCTCATCATTGTCATGCAATGTAATACGCATTGTAGATCCTGTGACGTCAGTTCCGTTTAATCTTGGCCAGAACCAAAACGTTTTTGCGTTTGCTGACTGAGAATTTAACTGTGCCGTGAAGTGAATATAATACTTTCCGGCATTGGCGAATACGATCCTGCTGGTTGGTGAGCCGACCGATATATTCTTTGAATATGCCGTTTGCCCCCATGTAATCGCAGTTGCGGTATCAACTGTTAACGCGGTCTGATCGCTAAAATCAAGAAATGCGCCATAGCCGTATCCCATGTATTCGTTGTCGCCATATGCAAGAGGAATCCACTCGCCATCTAAAGAAACAACTGGATGCTCGATCTCTCGATCCCACATCAACACGGCATCTTCAGCCGCAGAATCTCTGCTCGTGAGACTTCTCAGGTTTCCACGGGTACGCATCAAGAATGCGTTAAGCCTTTCTCCCCATGTATGCCATTGGCCGCCTACTGGACTTGGCGGTATATCTGGACTGCTCAACGCTTGCCTCCAGCTTTCGCCTCGATTCGCATTATTCCGGCCCTCCAGTCTGTGTTGACGTTTCCTTCAACTCTCATCCTGATCTGTCTGCCAGTAAATCTTACGTCAGTCGGATTTGCCATTGAGAATGGGCCAAATGATGACTCAGATGCGTTTGGATAGAACCTAGTCTTGAATGTGACCGTCACATTGCCTTGATTCTTCTCGTCTGGGATCAAACTCGTGACCTTCATCACTTTGTCGCCAGCCGCGAGACTAATTGGGCCAGTTTCAGCAAAAACTGTGTACGATCCATGACCTAAACTAGCACTCATCTCTTGATTGTAAGTGTTTCCGCTAGCATCTGCCCATATTGGGTTATTAAACACGCCTCGATCAACGCCACATGTGCGATCAATCTCGCCAATCTCCCAATGATTCTCTAAATAGTCATATGCGACGTATTTATTGTTTTCAAATGAGTCATTGCTAGGATAAAACCACCAAATCTCGCCAAATTGACTGTTATGAACGGCGTAAGTTTTGCTTATTTGATTTCTATTTATGTTTGAGAACACATAGTCTGACACTTCGCACGGGATTTCCTTTGCGACAGAGCCATCAAACATGAAAAATCCTCTCGGCCCCATCCAAAAAGCGCCTTCATCCACTGCCGCAACAGCTTTTCTTGCAATAATCCCGCAAGCCGTTCCAACTCGCTCAAATCCAAACACAAATGGTGGGCCTGAATATGTGGCAATGTGTGCATCATTGTCAGTAATGATTAACGTGCGGCCTCGAACTCGTACTGCGGTCATGATCTGGCCGCTTGTTTGCAACTCAATGTCGCCAGCTTCATTTGTTGCCGCTGGAGTCCACAAAGTGTTGTCTTCTTTGTCGCACCATTGGACTTTTCTAGGATTCCCGCCAGCGCCTAACGCAAACAAAAAGC